TTCGTGTGCCAGCACCGGGATCAGCAGCGACTCATTCGACCAGCCATCCATCATCTGCTTTGCAGTCTCGAGGGCGTCCTGCATCTCGCTGGGGTGGGCCTCCTCACCAGCCGCCAATACGCCAATAGTGCGCAGGGCAGATTCAATCAGTCGCTTGGTGGTTGCCATGCTCGGCTCCTCGGGTCAGCGCCTCTTGGATCTTGGTGATCATCGTTGTCTGGTTGCTGCGCCTGTCCAACTTGATGCCCAGTCCTTCGGCCAGTTGAATATGCTCGTCCTTGGTCAGTGTATCAGGATCATCGTTGAAGGCGGCAAGCAGGGCGCGCTGTACGTTCCCAAGCCCATCGTCTGGCCAGGCATCGCTGTCCTGCTGGATGTCCTCTGTGCGGTCCTTGAACGCGGCTGGGGTGTCGCGCCATCCCTCGGCATGCAGTCGCTCGAGTAGAGGGTCGTCCTCCATATCGACCATGATGGCCGGCTTGTTTGCGTGGTAGCGCCAGGTATCGCCCATTCGGTCTCTCCGTTGGTGTAAGTGAGGCGGCCGAGTGGCCGCCTCTCAGTTTACACGGCTGCGCTGAATGGCGTGACTTCTACGCCGGTCTGCTTGAGCCGTGCATCGACGTGCCATAGGCCCTCGCCGATGTCGGTCAGCATGATGACATCGCCCGCCAAACCTCCGGAGGTCGCTCCGTTCAACGTAATGGTGTCGGTGTCAGCTGCGGTTTCCCAGCCGCTCACGCTGTCATCCGCACCGCCTGCGGCCAGCGCAACGCCGGCCATGATGTCGCTCGAGCTTGCGACCTGTATGACTGCATCGGCCGTCATATCAACGCCGACGATGAACTTGAAGGCAAAGCCAGTGCCCGTCGCGTCCGGCAGGGTGATGACGGTGCCATCTGCCTTGTCGATCTTGTAGAGCGCCTGGGTGAGCCAGGAGGTGACGGTATGAGTGGCCTCGCCGATGATGCGCATGGGATTCATATTGCGTGTCCTTCTATCAGAAGTTGGTGACGGCCGACGTGTGCCGGCCGCCTGGTTGGCTTACTCAGACCACAAGCGATGGGCCAGTTCAGGATAGATCATGTGGGTGCCCCACACTGCGTCGATGCGCGTGATCTCTGACTGGTTGTTGATGTCGTATGCCCCGGTCATCGTCAGGCTCAGGCCGGAGTCCGGATCACGGACGCGAGATTTCACGGTGGCAGACTGCGGCAGCTCCAGGTCAACCATGGCCAGCGCAACAGCGTCGCGGTGGAACAAGTAATCCTGGCGGTATGACGTGTCTGCTGTTCCCAGCACTGAGATAGCTGCACCATCTGCCGGTGCGGCGCTGACGTTCTGATAGGCGGCGAGCGAGAGGCTATTGCCCTCGGAGTCGGTCGTGGTCAGCGTTCCGTCGTTAATCGCCGGACTGATCGGGATCGTAGCGTCAACGCCAGTAGAGTTCACGTCGGCGGTCACAACAAAGTGCTGCAAGCGCCCAGTGGACTGGTAGGACTGCGGGTTGATCTCGAACACGCCGGCGATGGTGAACACGTCGCCTTCTTTCAGTAGCCCGGTGACACCTGAACTCCAGCCGTCGGTGGTGAGCGATGCGCCAGTCTGGCCTGCGCCATTGATCAGCGGGGTGCCGCCATGGGCGCCGACGGTATGGCTCGGCAGGTTGGCAGACTCGAACATATCAATGCCTGCCAGCGGACCCATGTAGCCCTTCTGCAATGCTTTCTTGACCATCCCCTCGTTGTACTTGTTTGAGATATCGTCGCTGATCTCGGCGGCGTCCAGTGAGGCGAGGATGGCGCGGCGCATACCATCGTCGGGGACGCCGACATTGTTCATGTGCGCTTTGGCCAGGTGGAATGACTTGGTTCCGATAGCGGTGCCGGGCGTGCCGGATGAGAAGAACGCCTTTTTCAACTGAAGCAGAATCGAACGATCGACCACGTTGGCCAACTGGACGATACCCGACTTCAGGTAGCGCTCGCTGAACTTCTGGATAGTGAGCGTGCGGTCGCGGACCGTACACTCAACGCCGAAGTGCTGCTGTCGATTGATGTCGAACGGGATTTTCTGGTCGATCATCGGCTGCTTTTGCAGCGTCCGGCCGGCCGCCGTTTTGGTGCGGAACGGCTTCTCCAGGGAGATCACGTCGCCGACCTTGGCGAACCGTCGCTCGAGGTCGCGGTGAACCAGTGGCGCTGCCACCAGGTTGTTCTTCAGGAGACGCAGGGCTTCCTTGACGATGATGTCGTCAGTCAGAAACCGGTTGTTGACGCCTTGGGTGCTCATTGCTCTTTACTCCAGTGATCATCACCAGAAACCTCCCCCCTTCTGCTCCCGCTCGTTCATGGTCTGCTCGTATTCAGCGAAGTCCATCTTCTCGGGCGGTGTCTCGGCGCTGTCGCTGCCTTTGACTGGTGCGATGGGGTCAGGTGTCTGGGTGGTTTTTTTACCGGGTTGTCGGGATTCGGGTTTCTTGGCCAGCGTGGCCTCGAGCTTGCCAATCTCCTTGGCCTGGGCCCTGCCGGAGAGTCCGGCGATGCGCGCGGTCTCCGCCTTGTCCTGCCCCAGGTGGTAGGCGATAGCGCCCGGGTCATCTGTATCTGCCATAGCAACCACCATGTCTTGGGTGATCATCAGATCCTTGGCACCAACCACGTCGTCAAAGTCGTCGTATTGTGCGCGGCTCTCGGTGAACGCTTCCTGAACGTCCTCGAGGGCATCGGTGAACTCTCGGTTGGTGTCCTTCTGGTCTGCGTCATCAGCGGCCTGATTGCCTTTCTCCGGCTTGCGCGACGTGTCGGCGGCCTTGCCGCCCTTCTGCTGCGCGCGCCATTCCGAAAATGCTGTCAGGTAGTCGTCATAGCTGTCGAATGCTGATGGGTCGGGTTCGCCCTGGCTGTCGGCGGCCGGCTGGCCATCTGCCTGTCCCTGCTCTTGAAGTCTACGCTCTGCCTCCTCGGCTCGGAGCCCGGCTTCGGTAGCCTTGCGGGTCAGGCGGTCGATTCGTTTCTGGTAGCGCCCTGCCTTCTTGGGCTTGGCGTCCGCGCCTGTATCGTCGGCGGTTACGGTCTCCTTTCCATCGTCTTGGCCTTCCTCCTGGCCTTGATTCTCTCCATCTCGAGCGCTGGCCGTCTGTTCGCTCGTGGTTTCCTGCTCCGGCGCGCCTGCTGAACCTGTGTCCTGTTCGGCTTCCTCGGGAGCAACGGCCTCGTCACTTGTGTATGCCTGAAAGTGTTCCATTTCTGCTGCTGCTGTATCGTTGTCTTTGACTGACATGCGCGAAGTCTCCTGTCGCGGATTTTTGCCCCATGATCAGCACCTATGGGTAGTGCATGTGCTCAGAGTCTAGCGTGTTTTGCTGATACTCCCAAACTTATGCTTTCTGCTGCTCGCTCATCAGCTCCGCCATAGCTTCGGCAACCAGTACGCGCACCGTCTCCTCAATGCTGCCCGGTCCCGCTGCTGTAGCGTTGGCCTCGATCTCGGCCATCTTCTGCTGCGCCTCTGCCGTGTCGGCCCGGGCTTTCTCTGTGTCGGCCTTGGCTTGCGCCATATCGGCTTCTGTCTGCGCCTTCTCTGACTGCTGCTCAGGCGTTGGCTTGGGCGGCTCGATGCCTGCCTCCTCCATCTCGTCCGGCTCAAGGATCCCCGGCGGGAGCGTTTTCTTGAGCCGCTTGGCAATCTCCTGGGCCCCGGGCCAATCCATGTTCGTTGCTATCAAGTCAATAACCACTGCGCCAGCGGCCGGCACGGCTTGAACGAAACTCATCAGGCTTTCGGCGGCTTCCAGGCGCTGGGTCTGGTAGCTCGGCCCAGCCTTAACGGTCACGTCGAAACTTCCGGCGGAAATGTCGGAAACGAGGATGTCTTTCCCGCTTTGCTCATCTACTACGGTCTGGTTGATGCGCACCCAGTCGCCCTCTCCGTCCTCGAATCTCAGGCGCAGCACTCGATCACTGTCGTAGACGCGCGGGATGGTCTCGATCAGGATCTGCCCAATACGGCGGATTGCGCGGCTAAGGTTGTCGATGTAAGCGAAAGTGCCTCTATCGCCCTGGCGCTGCCTGGCGAGGATGGCCTTGCCGGACTCCTCGCGTGTTTCGCCGCCCAGGCTGGCGTCATACATGCCTATCGTGGCTTTAATCTCGTCAGCCGCGCCCAGCGCCAGTTGCAGCTCGGCGGCCGGCATGTTGGCAGGCAGCTCTCTCCGCGGCCTGTCGCCAGTCGGGGTGGGGTTGTACGGCAGGTACGCGCGGTTAGATCGGTTGGCGTCGCCCCATATCTGCTCGTATCCCTCGAAGGCATCGACGGGTCCTGTCCAGGGCGCCTTGGGCGCCAGGGCCACGCGCTCGGTGGCGGCCGTAATCCAAAAATTGCTCATCATCTGGGCATCCTTGGCGTGCCTGATCAGTCCTCTGTACAGCGTCCGGTCCCCCAGTGTCGTCTCCTTGCCCAGAACAGGCGCCACCGGGATCGTGCTCCCCACCCAATCGACTGGGCCCTCGAGGATATCGTAGGCTGTGACCTTCATCCATTTGACCTTGTACGTCTTGACCTTGCGCTGGCGGATGACGGTCACGCCGAAGTCCCGGGCCAGCTCGTCCAGCACGGTCTTGATCTCGTCCTGCCATGCTGTGCGGCCATCGCTGAGCAGCAGCAGGGTGCGGGTGGTAGGCTCCCGGTAGAAATATTCGGCAACCCTGACCATCTCCTCGGTGGTCCACCACTGGTAAGCGCTGCGCTCGCTGTCGGTTAGGTCGCCCATGGCCGCACTTGGATAACGCTTACGAAACTCGCGGCGCTTCATGTTCTCGCCGATCAGGCACCAGTCGGCATCTGAGTAGTCAGGCTCCTGGGCGTCTGGGTCCATGACCACGGCGAACCGGTTGTGGACGGCCTTGATGTACACGTCCTGCTCGAAAGCGCTGTCGCTGCTGTACTTTGTCAGCACGCGCAGCCATCCGAACCCGCCCTCGACACTGTGCTGAAACGCCTTATCGTAGTGTGCCTCTGCGTTGCTGGTGTACTCGATGTTGCGGATCAGAGCCTCGTAGATCTCGGACAGTGAGTAATCCTTGTTGCCAGCGACGTTCGGCGTTTCTGCTGTGTCACTTGCGGCGTTGGCCTCTACGGGGTGGACGTGGATGGCAGGTCGGTTCTGGCGCTGGTCCCCCAGCACCTGGTCGATGTATTGCGGCAGCTTGTTGAGGGTCAGGCACGGCCGGCCCTCGTCCTCGCGCTCTTTGCGCACGCTCTCCGGCCATTGATCACCCGACAGAAACTCGACATCCGCTTGGGCGGCGTCGAAATTATGACTCCACGCGCTGACGCCGTATGCCGCACGCTCGCGGATCTCTTGCAGTATCGCGTCGTCGCTGTCGTCGTCTCTGATCTTGATCGGTTCGCTGCCGGGTAGCATTGCTGTCTCCTCTATTATCAGGCGCCCATCCAACCGCCTGGTTGGTGAGGATGGGCGCGTTCATGTGACTTGGGCTCGGTCTCTTTATAGTGTAGGCCCATCTGCTGGA